ATTGAGCAGGTTGCGGCGTCGATCCGGGAGTGGGGTTGGACGAACCCGGTTCTGGTGGGGGAGGACGGCCGGATCATTGCCGGCCATTGCCGGGTGCTGGCGGGGAGGCAGTTGGGTCTGGCCGAGGTTCCGGTGATGTTGGCGACCGGTTGGAGCGAGGCGCAGAAGCGCGCGTATGCCCTGGCCGACAATCAGTTGGGGCTCAATGCCGGCTGGAACCCGGAACTGTTGCGGCTCGAGCTCGGCGAGTTGCAGGGATTGGATTTCAATCTCGCGCTGATCGGGTTTGACGACGCGCAATTGGCGGCGCTGACGGCGAACCCTGGCCTGACCGATCCCGACGAGGTACCCGAGGCGCCGGCGGTTCCGATCGCCCAGCGCGGCGAGGTCTGGCAGCTCGGGCGGCATCGGCTGATGTGCGGCAATGCCACCGACGCCGATGATGTTGCGAAGGCGCTTGGCGGCGTGCAGCCACATCTGATGGTGACCGACCCGCCGTATGGGGTTGATTACGATCCCAACTGGCGGAATAGGGCCGATCGGGCGAATGGAAAGCCCTATGGCGCGAGCGCCATAGGGCAAGTCACCAACGACGACCGCGTTGATTGGCGTGAGGCGTGGAAACTGTTTCCGGGGGACGTTGCCTATGTGTGGCATGCGAGCGGCTTCGGAGGCGAAGTGCAAGCATCATTGCAAAGTGGTGGATTTGAATTTCGATCCCAGATCATCTGGAACAAAGATCGATTAATCATCGGGCGTGGCCATTATCATTGGAAACACGAATGTGCTTTTTATGTTGTGAGGAAAGGCAAGGCTGGAAATTGGCAGGGAGATAGGACGCAATCAACGGTTTGGGATATTGCGCATCGCGCTTCCGAAACCGGGCACTCCACCCAGAAGCCGGTCGAGTGCATGAAGCGGCCGATCGAAAACAATTCCTCGCCCGGCCAGGCGGTCTACGATCCGTTTGTCGGTTCGGGCACCACCATCATCGCCGCTGAGATGACGGGCCGCGCGTGTCATGCGATCGAGATCGATCCTGCCTATTGCGACGTCTCGATCGAGCGTTGGCAGAACTTCACCGGCGAGAAGGCGAGGCGAGCATGAGTGGCAGACCTCCGCACGAGCCGACGGAGAAGGATCGCAAGACCGTCGAGTCGATGACGGGCTATGGCGTGCCGGAAGATGATATCGCGCGGGTGCTCGGCATCGCCAGAATGACCCTGCGCAAGTGGTATTCCCATGAATTGGAAACCGGCCACATCAAGGCGAATTCACAGGTAGCGCAGAGCCTGTACAACAAGGCGATGGGCAGCGGCCAGGGCGCGGTGACGGCCTGCATTTTCTGGCTGAAGGTCCGGGCCGGCTGGGTCGAGCCGAAGCCGTGGGACGAGGTGCCGATCGGCCGCAAGGAGCAGTTGCAACAGGCGGCGGCCACCGCTGGGGGCGCGAATACCGAGTGGGCGGCTGACCTTGAGGTTAATCAGGTTAATTGATGCTGCAGTTCCTACCCACCGGCCCGGAAAACGCACCAGCGGCCTTCCCTGAGGCTCCCAGGGGCATCCTACGGGACGTCGAGGACTGGGACACGAGCTGCCTGGACTGGGAACAGCGCATTCTGGACGGCCGCAGCCTGGTGCCGGAATTGCCGCTGTACGAGGGCGAGGCGGCCAAGGCGCTGCGGTGCTTCAAGCGGCTGCGGCTGCCGGACGTGATCGGGACACCGCGGCTGGGGGAGGTCTGCGGCGCGTGGTTCTATCCGATCGTGGCGGCGCTGTTCGGGAGCTATGACCGGGGCAACAATATCAGGCACATCAGCGAGGTCTTTCAACTTATCCCGAAAGGCAACTCGAAGAGCACGAACGGCGGCGCTGTCATGCTGACCGCGCTGATCATCAACCCGCGCCCCTCGGCTGAGTTTCTTTTCGTGGCACCGACCATCGAGATTGCCAGCATCGCGTATCGGCAGGCGAAGGGCACCATCCGGCTCGATCCCGAGCTCAGCAAGATCCTGCATGTGCAGGACCACATCCGGAAGATCACCCACCGGCAGACCGGCGCGAGCCTGCAGATCAAGGCCGCGGATACCGACGTCATCACCGGCTCGCTGGCGCTCGGCACCATGATCGATGAGACCCATGTTTTTGCGAAGCGTGCCAATGCGGCGGAAATCTTCATCGAACTGCGCGGCGCGCTGACCAAGCGGCCGGACGGGTTTTTGTTTCAGACCACCACACAGAGCAAGCAACCACCGTCTGGCGTGTTCGCGTCCGAACTGGCGATGGCGCGTGCGGTGCGGGACGGCAAGACCCGCATGCCGCTGCTGCCGGTGCTGTACGAGCTGCCGGATCGGCTGGCGCGCGACGGCGGCTGGAAAGAACGCAAATACTGGCCGCTGGTCAACCCGAACCTCGGGCGCTCGACCAACGAGAACTTCCTGGCGCGTGAGATCGTGCGGGCCGAGGCCGATGGGCCGGCGGCGATTGCATTGATTGCCAGTCAACATTTTAACGTGCAGATCGGCATGTCGCTGCGCGCCGACGGCTGGGCCGGTGCCAATGTCTGGGACCGCGGCGCCGAGGACGGCTTGACCTTGGATGCGGTGCTCGAGCGCTCGGAAGCGGTGGTGGTCGGCATCGACGGCGGCGGGCTCGACGACCTGCTCGGCATTGCGGTGATCGGGCGGGCAAAAGATGACAAGGGCTGGTGCGCCTGGACGCATGCGCTGATCTCGCCGGAAGGGTGGGAGCGGCGGAAAGCTAATACCGGGTTTTATGAAAGGTTTCAGGCTGACGGCGACTTAACCGTGGTCGAGGAATTGCCGGATGACATTTCGTTTATCACGGACATCGTGGAAAAAGTTAAAGGCACGAAAAAACTTGCCGGTGTCGGCGTGGACGCGCTCGGGATCGGCGGCATTGTCGATGCCCTCGCGAAAATCGGCGTCACGCAAGAGGACAAGCTTCTCGTCGGCATCCGCCAAGGCATCTCGCTGATGGGCGCGATCAAGACGGTCGAACGCAAGCTCGTTGACGGCTCGTTCAAGCACGGCGGCCAGGCGCTGATGACGTGGTGCGCCGGTAATGCCCGCGTGGTGCCGACGGCGACCGGCATGCGGATTGCCAGGGACGATTCCGGCTACGGCAAGATCGATCCGCTGATGGCGCTGTTCAATGCCGCGGCGTTGCTCGCGCTCAATCCGACACCGCAGAAGCGGCCGGAATGCCGCTTGTTTTTTGCCTGAAAATCAAAATGCAGTGAGCGGCCATCTGGGGGGACAAAGGCCGCTCACGATCATACCGCGCGCTTTACCGCGGGGGTTGCGGCGGCTGATTGGGGTTCGGGTTTGGATTGGGTTTCGGCTGTTGATCTTCCGGCTTGTTCGGGTCGTTGCCCATCGCGTCACCTGCTGCTCTGCCCGCCTGCGCAGTAACAACTTCGCCAGGGCCAGCAAAGTTCCTAGAAGGGAAGCGGCGTAGGTCCAGGCGACTTCAAAACTCGGCCGGCGATCAACTCGGCTCTGCCTAGTCACGTTTTATCTGCCTACGCCAAATCAAATCTAACATAAGGCAACGGCCATGCTCAACCGAGCCTACTCCCTGCTTGAAATCAAGCAGGTCGACGAGGACGCGCGCGTCATCACCGGCATGGCATCGACGCCGACACCGGATCGGCTCGAGGATGTGGTCGAGCCGACCGGCGCGCAGTTCAAGTTGCCGCTGCCGCTGCTGTGGCAGCACGACTCGAAACAACCGATCGGCCAGGTCACCCATGCCAAGGTCAGCAAGGCCGGCATTGAGATCGTCGCCAGGATCGCCAAGGGCGTGACCGATGAGATCGACCGCGCATGGAAGCTGATCAAGGCCGGCCTCGTTCCCGGCCTGTCGATCGGGTTCAAGCCGATCGAGCACGAGTTCATCACCGAGACCAAAGGCATTCGCTTCATCAAATGGGATTTCTTGGAGCTGTCGGCCGTGACGATTCCGGCAAACCAAGAATGCACCATCGCCACCGTGAAATCGATCGACACTGCGCAGCGGGCCGCGTCCGGCCAAGCAAAGCCTCGCCGTGTTGTTCATCTCAACCCACCCGGCGCCTCGGGATCATCGCAACCGAAGTCTGCTGCCCTGGAGGGCGCCATGAAAACCATTGCTGAGCAAATTACTGCGTTGGAAGCCAAGCGAGCTGCGAGTGCGGCGCGCATGGAAGCCGTGATGCAGAAAAGCCTGGACGAGGACCGCACCTCGGACGCGGCCGAGCAGGACGAATTTGATACACTCGCCGGCGAAGTCGAGGCGCTAGACAAGGATCTGGTGCGGCTGCGCAAGATCGAGCAGGCCAAGGCGTTCGCGGCCAAGCCGGTGATCAAGGTCGAGAACGGACACGATGGCTCTGCGGTGCGGGGCGGCATCATCAGCGTCAAGGCGCCGCCGAAGCTCGCGCCGGGTATTGGTTTTGCGCAAAGGCTTAGATGCGAAATCCTCTCGCATCGACAATACCGCCCCGCGGGCGATATTGCTGCGGAACTGTACGGGCCAGATAGTCCGGTAACGCTCGAACTGACTCAAAAGGCCAACGTCGTAGCGGGTTCAACGATCTCCGGTAATTGGGCCGCTAATCTCGTGAGCTTGGAAGGTGGCACCGCTCAAGATTTTATCGAATGGTTGCGGCCACAAACGATTCTTGGCCGGTTCGGTCAAGGCGGCGTCCCGTCGCTGCGCAATGTCATGTTCAATGTGCCGATGATCGCGCAAACCGCCGGCGGCGCGGCCTGGTGGACTGGGGAAGGAAAGGCCAAACCGCTCACTGCGCTCGCCTTCACTCGCACAACGCTGGCGCCGCTCAAGGTGGCGACCATCTGCGTTCTCACCATGGAGTCGGTGAGATTTAGTTCGCCCAAGTCAGATACGATCGTTCGCGATCAACTGGCAGCGGCGGTCAGAGAGCGGATTGATATCGACTTCATCACGCCGTCGAAGACGGCAGTGGCGGGCATCTCGCCGGCCTCGATCACCAACGGGGCGGCGTCGATCGTGTCGTCCGGTGACGATGCCGATGCCATCCGGATCGACATTCGATCTCTCATAGCTAAGTACACCGCCGCCAATAATCCCCCAACAACCGGCGTGTTCATCATGGGATCGACCGCTGCGGGAGGGCTTGCATCGCTGACTAATCCACTCGGACAACCGGAATTTGCCTCCATGTCATTCACTGGAGGAACACTTTTTGGCTACCCGGTGATTGTCAGCGATTATGTCCCTGCAGCCGTCGTTGTATTGGTCAATGCGTCGGACATTTATCTAGCGGATGATGGTGAGGTGTCGGTCGATTCCAGTACGGAGGCTTCGCTCGAGATGACCGATGCGCCGACAGGTTCATCGATCACACCAACAGCAACGTCGCTTGTCTCGATGTACCAGACCAACTCAATCGCCGTGCGCGCCGAACGGGTCCTCAACTGGGCTCGTCGCAGGACGCAGTCGGTTGCGTATCTGACCAGCGCAGACTGGGGCGGGCCCGTCCACACCGCCTAGGTTCCTCGCTGCCTGGAGGCGGGCGGGCCTCCCTCGTCCGCCTCCTTTTTTCGGAGATGATGCCGATGAAAATGCGCACCTTGACGGCGATCAAGCCGCACAAATACGGCACCCGGCACCTGACCGCCGGCGAGGAATACGAAGTGCCGCCGCGACACGCGATTGCCCTGGTCGCAGGCAAGAAGGCGCGTTTCGCCGACAAGGCGGCGGCGGCCAAGGCTAAAGTTGTTGCAGAACCCGAGCCACCAGCCGCTGAACCCGAACCTGCAGCCGAATCCGAACCAGCCAACGACATCGACCGCCTGCGCATGCAAGCCACGCAACTCGGCATCGACGTCGATCGGCGCTGGGGTGTGGCGCGGCTGAACTATGAAATCGGCCGGGCGAGGGCCTGATGCGGATCTTCGGCCTGCCAGTCCCGTTCACCGGCGAGCAGCGCAAGGCGCTCCACTCGGTGCCGGAAGGCCGTGGCGGCTGGGTTCCGATCATCCGCGAGCCGTTCACCGGCGCGTGGCAGCGCAACCTCGAAATCAATGTCGATACCGCGGCATCGTTTCACGCCGACTTCGCCTGCAAGACGCTGATCGCCCGCGACATCGCCAAGCTGCGGGTGAAGCTGGTCGAGAAGGACAAGAACGACATCTGGTCAGAAACGACCAACCCAGCGTTCAGCCCAGTGCTGCGGCGGCCCAATGATTATCAAACCCGGAATCAATTCTGGGAAAGCTGGGTGCTGTCGAAGCTCTCGCGCGGCAATACCTATGTGCTCAAGGTGCGCGATAACCGCCAGGTGGTGACCGCGCTGCATGTGCTCGACCCGACGCGGGTGCAGCCGCTGGTGGCCGACGACGGCAGCGTGTTCTATCGCTTGAGCAGCGATAACCTGGCCGCCATCGACGACATCATCGTGCCGGCGCGCGAGATCATCCACGATCGCTTCAACTGTTTGTTTCACCCGCTGGTCGGCACGCCGCCGGTGTTCGCCTCCGGGCTATCCTCGATGCTCGGCCTCAACGCGCAAAAGACCTCGGCGCTGCTGTTCGAGAATGCATCGGTGCCCGGCGGCCTGCTGACCACACCGGGTGAGATCGACGACGTGCAGGAAAAGCGCATCAAGGAGGAATGGGAGCAGCGATTCTCGCGCGTCAATCTCGGCCGTGTCGCGGTGCTGTCCGGCGGCATGAAGTACGAGAAGATGGCAATGACCAACGTCGAAGGGCAGATGATCGAGCAACTGAAATGGTCGGCCGAGGTGGTCTGCAGCGTCTACCATGTGCCGCCCTACAAGGTCGGCGTCGGCGTGCTGCCAACCTACAACAACGTGCAGGCCCTGAACGTCGAATACTACTCTCAAGCGCTGCAGTCGCACATCGAGGAGATCGAGGAGGCGCTCGACCAGGCGCTCGGCATCGGTGTCGGCGAAGGTCTCGGTACCGAATTCGATACCGACAACCTGCTGCGCATGGATACCGTCACCCAGGTCACCGCCATTCGCGATGCGGTCGGCGCTGGCGTGATGGCGCCCAACGAGGGCCGCGCCAAGCTCGACCTCAAGCCGGTCACCGGCGGCGACAATCCGTTCCTGCAGCAGCAAAACTATAGCCTTGAGGCGCTGGCCAAACGCGATGCGCAGGCCGATCCGTTCGCGCCAGCCACGCCGCCCGCACCACCACAGCCGGCCGCACAGGATAAGCCGGCCGAACCGGCGCCAAAACCCACTCCCGCCAAGGACATCGCGCAGCAATTCACGCGGGCATTGCAGGCCATACATCGCGAGGCCGCATGATGGACGACAACGACATCACCGAACTGGCGAAGGGCATGGTGCCGTTCGTGCGCGAATGCGTCGCCGAGGCCGTCACCAAGATCGCGCTACCGCCCGAGCTCGCCGGCGAAGTCGCCAGCGCGGTGCGGATGCTGCACGAGTCGCCGGCGATCGAGCCGCGCAGCGAAGCGCCGAGGCCATCGCCCAAGGTCACCCGCATCGAGCGCGACGCCGACGGCAACTTCGTCCCGGTCTACGACGAGACCCAGCCGTGATCATCGAACTATCGGAGCAAGCCAGTAATGCCATGCTCGACATGCTCGCCACCATGATGGACGGCGGCAGCATCCAGTTGCTGACCGGCGACGGCCAGGCGCTGGCGGTGCTCAGGCTCTCGAGTCCGGCCACGCAGGAGGCGTTTGGCGGCGAGCTCGAGTTCAACCCGATCAGCGAGGAGGATGCCGCGCTGGCGCAGGGCACCGCCAGCTCGGCGCGCATCGTCGCGGCCGACGGCAGCGATGTCTTTACCTGCGACGTCGGCGATGAGGACAGCGATGCCGTGATCAAGCTCAACACCACCAAGATCTATCGCGGCGGGCCGGTCCGGCTGCAGTCGTTCCGGCTGGCAATGCCATGACCCAGCAGGTCATCAATATCGGCGCGGCACCAGACGATGGCACCGGCGATCAGCTCCGCGTGTCGTTCGATAAGTGCAACCAGAATTTCACCGAGCTCTATACTGCCGCCGCACCGATTGGCGCGGAGTACATCACATCGACGGCTGACGCGACCCTGACAGCCGAGCGCGTGTTGACCGACACCGCGACGGTGACGTGGGATCGGACGACCGCAGGACAGATCAAGGCGAATGCGGCGGGCGGTGGCGGCGGTAATGTCAGCAATTCCGGCACGCCGACCAATGGTCAACTCGCACAATGGACCGATGCCACGCACATCCAGGGTGTGGCCGCCTCGACGATCACAGCGGGTTTGGCACCGCTTGCTAGTCCAACATTCACTGGTGATCCGAAGGCGCCCACCCCAATCGCGGGCGACAACGACACGAGCATTGCCACGACGGCGTTCGTGGCCGGTGCAATCGCCGCGATCCCCGCACCACCGCCGCAAGGACGGCTGACGTTGCAGACGTTGACACCAGTGATGACCACGACGCAGTCGGCCAAGACCGCGATTTTTTACACGCCATATGTAGGCAATCAGATCAGCCTCTACGACGGCACGTCGATGGCTCCGATGACATTTGCCGAGTTGACGGTGGCGACGACAAACACGGCCAATAGTCCAGCGGCCATCGGCGCTTCGAAGGTGAACGACTGGTTCGTATGGGACAGCGGCGGTGGCGTGCTGCGGCTAGTGCATGGGCCGGATTGGACCAATGATCTCACGCGCTCTGCAGGTACTGCGTTGGTCAGGGTCAAGGGCATTTGGCTTAACAATGCATCTATTACCAATGGACCGGCGGCATCGCGTGGCACTTATGTCGGCACCACGCGCAGCAATGCATCGTCACAATTGGATTGGATTTATGGTACGGTTGCAACAGGAGGCGGTGCAGCATTGTTGAATGTCTGGAATTGTTACAATCGGATACTGGTAAAAACCATAGTTGGCGATGATACAGATTCGTGGACTTATTCGTCTGTAGCCTGGCGTCCCGCCAACGGCAACGCAAACAATTCGGTGCAATTTGTGAGTGGGTTGCAGGAAGAATCTTTTTCGGCGTTTTATCATGCCATATTCACCAGTTGCGCCATCGCTACAGGAGTGGGCCTGAATTCGACTACGGTCGTTGCTGGGCTTATGCCAATCTTCAATCCTGCTAGCCAATATTATTCATCTGCCGTTGGAGGCCAGATGGCTGCTGTACTTGGGGCTAATATCTTTTATGCGCTGGAAAACGCCTATGCTGGCGCAGCTACAGTTAGTTATGGCGATGCTGGATCGCCAGAAACTTTTCAAGCCGGTTTATACTTTGAAGGAAGAATGTAATGGATGCCGGAACATTGCACGACGCAATTGCGGAGGTATGTCCCGTCACCTCTGTGACCGTAGGCAAGGCTGATGACCGTGCCACTTGGTCATTCGTGCCTGCGGCTAACGCGACCCAACCGCAGATCGATGCTGGTAACAACGTCATCGCCACCATTCCGATTGACCCAAAGGTAACACTTGCGAGCAGCGAGTTCATCGGCCGCTTTAGCAATGCTGAATATCGTGCAGCGACTGCGACAACGTGGCGGCAGACGGCGGGCAACGCCAAGAATTGGGACGTGGTGGTGTTTGATGGATCGATCAATCTCAACAAGAAAAAATGCGAGACGCTGAAAACGTCGCTTGTCAGTGACGGCATTCTCACGCAGGCCCGCGCCGACGAGATATTTGCATAGGCAATGACCGTTACTGTTGACAGCACTGCGCACACCGCCGATGCGACCTGGCCGAGTGCTGATGGATTTATTCCAAGCAATATCGTTTTCGCCGAAATATCCGAGCCGGTGGGCGGGCAGGTCACCGCCGACAGTACTGCCTACACCGCCGATAACACGATCTACCCGACTGCCGATGGCGGTGTCTTTCCCGGCGCTGTCGATACGACCGATGCGGATGTCATTGCGGCCGAGGTTCCAGTCGGCGGTGGCGGCTACTATCCACCGCTGCGGCCATTCCCGGTCGAGGGCGTCGGCTTCGGCATCCTGCCCGAGCTCAGGGGTGAGGCGCATGGCGTCGTTGAGACGGTCGGCGCCGGTGCTGGGATGCTGCCGAGCCTTACCGGCGCGGCGACAGGAACGATCGGCGCTGCCGGGCGCAGTGCGGGGCAGCTCCTCGTCCGCGCGACGGCAGTCGGTGTCCGCGGCCAGGCCGGCACCGCCGCAGCGGTGCTCAAGGGGCTGTCGGTCGCCAGCGCTGGCACGGTCGGCGCCCGCGGCTCGGGTTCAGGTGCAATCATGAAATTTACCGGCGCCGCCAACGGCCAACACGATGACGACGCAGCCGCCGCAGTGATGGCAATCCTGCTGGCAGCATAGGGGGCGGCATGAGCGAGAAACCGATGATCCCCGCTCCGCAGTACACGCTGTTCGAGGCAATGGGCGTCAACCTTGCCATGAGCCATCGCGCCCTGGCCGAGGTTCGCGCCTTGGCGCGCATGCCGGGGCCGCCGGGAGACAGCGGCCCGGAAGGCAAACGCGGGCTCCAAGGCGAGCGCGGCGAGAAGGGCGAGCGCGGTGAGCCAGGGAAGCCTGGCGCCATCGGACCGGCCGGCGCCGACGGCAAGCCCGGCGAGCGCGGCCAGAAGGGCGAGTCCGGCCGCAACGCTGCGGATCTGACCTATCTGCAGGACTACGCCGCCGAGCAGGTCGGGCGGGCATTCAAGGTCGCCACCGTCACCACAACAGACGGCGGCCGCACCCTGCGCTGGGCCATCGGCGACACCGTGCATGAGATCAAGACCGCCATCGTGCTCGATGCCGGGGTGTGGAAGGAAGGCGCGACTTATGTCGCCGGCGATGGCGTCACGCTCGGCGGCTCGTTCTTCATCGCCCAGACCGAGACCGCAGCCAAGCCCGGCAAGTCGGACGACTGGCGCCTCGCCGTCAAACGCGGCAGCGATGGGCGCGACGCGCGGCAAGACGAGAAACGCGCACTCGACGAGCCGCTCAGGTTGAAATAATGCATTCCATCCTCGAAATTCTCAGCGAGGCGACCGACAGCGCCGGGCCTGACCTGATCAGTCTGGACGATCTCAAGCTCGCGCTCGACATCGAGGGCACCGCCGAGGATGCGGCGTTGCAAGCCGCCATCACGATGCAATCACGCCTCATTGCAGACTATTGCAATCGCCGTTTCGGCTTGGCCGAGGCGCTGGAGACCTTCACCTTTGATTTTAACGAGAACATGCTGCCGCGGCAGGCGCTGACGCTGTCGCTCTATCCGGTGGTCGAGATCGCCGAGGTCTCGACTGCGGGCGCGACCGCCGCCGATTACGAATTCGATCCCGACAGCGGGCGGCTGTGGACGAGCGGCTGCTGGGCCGAGACCGTGGTCGCCGTGCTCTATAGCGGCGGCTATGACCTGCCGGAACAGGCGCCGGCGCGGCTGCAGCAGGCGGTGATCCAGGCGGTCAACGACGGCCGCACCACCGGCGCGCGCGATCCCAGCATCCGCGAACTGCAGCACGGCGATGCCCGCGTGAGCTATTTCACGCCGTCACTGTCGACCGCCTCGTCGGGCTACCTGTCGGCGGTCGTGGTCGATCTGATCAAACCGTACCGGCGCCTTTATGTCGCGTGAGCAGTTCTGGTCGGTGCCGCGCGAATGGCCGGGCGAGACCGTGTTCATCGTCGGCGGCGGGCCATCGGTGCTCGGCGTGGATCTGGAGGCGCTGCGCGGCCGCCGGGTGATCGCGATCAATTCCAGCGTCTACAAGCTGCCATGGGCGGATATCCTCTATTTCGGCGATTGGCGCTGGTGGAACGAGCCCGACAACCGGGCGGCGGTGGCGAACTTCCGCGGCCGCGTCGTCACCGTCTCGCGCATGTGCTCGGAGGATAAGAAGGTGCTGATGTGCCGATGCGCCAAACCGCCTGGGCTGGCGCTCGCGCATGATAGCCTGATGCAGAAATGGACCTCGCTGACGGCGGCGACCAACCTGGCGGCGCATCTGGTCGGGCCTGGCGGCACCATCGTCTGGCTCGGCGCCGACGGCAAACTAGCCGCCGATGGCCGCAGCCACCATCACCCGCCGCACCGCTGGCCGCACCGGGCCGGCTGTTACGACAAGCAGCACGCCGACCTGGTAACAATCGTGCCGTCGCTGCGGGCGCTCAAGATCGCGGCCTACAATGCTTCGCCGGGGACGGCCTGGGCCGATCTGCTTCCGGTCATCAGCCTGCAGGACGCGCTGTGTGAGCGACGCGCGGCCTAAGCCGGTCCTGATCCGCGGCATGTGGGGGCTCGGCGACAACATCTTCGCGCGCCCGTTCGTGCGCGCGGCGGCGGCGGAATACGAGGTTCATCTCGAAACGCCGTGGCCCGAGCTCTACGCCGATCTCGATATCAAGTTCATCCGCGGCGGGCGCCGGTTACGCACGCAGCAGAAGAACATGGCGCGGCAACCGCCTGAACGCTGGATGCGACCGAGCCTTGGCTCGATGCGCGAGATCAAGGTCGGCTATTTCGATCTGGCGTCGCGGACGATCATCCGGTCGCTGGAATGCCGGTGGGCGGCGCTGAAAGTAACCTTCGATCCGGCGCTGTTCGATCTGCCGGACATGGGGCCTTCGCCGGTCAGGTCGGAGCGCCCGATCGCGGTGGTGCGGCCGGTAACGGTGCGCAGCGAATGGCGCAATGAGGCGCGCAATCCGCGGCCGGAATATATCGCGGCCATCGCGGCCGAACTGATGGCGACCCATACCGTGGTCGCGGTCGCCGACATCGCGCCGGGCGAGGAATGGGCGGTGGGCGACTTGCCGCCGGCGCATCGCTACTTCGTGTTCGGCGAGCTGGCGGTGCGCGAGCTGCTCGCGCTGGTGCGCGACGCCGACATCGTTATCGGCGGCGTCGGCTGGATCGTCCCGGCCGGGCTCGCGCTCAAGGTCAACACCTTCGTGGTGCTTGGCGGCCACGGCGGCCACAACGCACCCGCCAAGATCACCGACCCGCGGCTCGATCTCAGCCGCTTAGGCTTCGCCATCCCGGAGAAGTTCTGCAAATGCACGAACATGTTGCACAATTGCGACAAGAGGATCACCGACCCCGTCGGGCAGTTCCATCGCTGGTGGCGCAGTTCTCGCGCCGCCGCCTGACCTGGTGGCCGCAGCTCGGCATCGGCCATTATCCAGTCGAGGCCGGGTTCGCGCCCTACGACCAAAACTATTTCGACAGCTTCGATCGCAATGCCCAGACCGAGCTCGGCCGTGCGCTGATGCAGGCGCGCTGCAATTTCGTCGAGCAGCATTACCGGGGAGCACTGGTCGATGTCGGTATCGGCTCGGGTGCGTTCATCGAAGCGCGGCGGGCGCGCCACCGCACCACCTACGGCTACGACGTCAACCCGGCCGGCATCGCCTGGCTCGAACAACGGATGTTGCTCGTCGATCCGCACCTGGTTTCGTTCGATGCGTGCACGCTGTGGGATGTGCTCGAGCATATCCCGGATTTTCAGTCGCTACTGGCCAACGTGAGGGACTGGGTGTTCATGTCCTTGCCGATCTTCCGCGACGCCGAGCACGCGCTGGGAAGCAAGCATTTCAAGCCGGAAGAACATTGCTGGTTTTTCACCCGCGACGGGCTGGTGGCGGCGATGAACCTATGCGGCTTTGCGCTGGTGTCGGAAAGCAATGTCGAGACCGAGCTCGGGCGCGAGGACATCGGGACGTTCGCATTCCGCAGGGAATGGCGATGATCGACTGGAGCGCGAACCTTTATGACCCGATCTATGCCGGGCTCGGTGTGCCGGCGACGCTGACCGCGGCCGGAACGGCGGGCGAGGTCGCGATCACCGTGATCGACGACACCCGGCCGAAGACGCAGACCAGCGGCGGTGTCGAGGTGCGCAGTGTCGGGCCTGGCGCTTTTGCCCGCATCCCCGAACTGGATGCGCAAGGTTTTGCAAGCGATGACTATGTCGATGCAGTGCTGACCTTCAATGGCCGCAGTTGGATCGTGCGCTCCTATGAATTGCGCGGTAGCCCGAACGGCGAGGACATGGGCGAGGTTCGGTTTTTTCTGAGGGCGAATGAATGATTGACGTTCGCGAGGATATCCTGGTGCGATTGCTTGAGATACTTGGCACCATTCCGAACATCCGCTCAGTGCATCGCAACAACATAGATATAGCAGAAAGTCAAAAGCCCACAGCGATCGTTCTCGACGGCGATGAGGAGTCAGACGGCGCGGGTGATGTGTCAATGAAGCAACCACATCGGCCCTACAACGTGCAGATGACGCCATGGATTGTCATTGCACAAGAAGCACCAGATATCGGCTCAGTGATGAATACCTTTCGGCGCGAATTGATCAAGCGGGTTTTAACCGATGCCGAGCTCAACGAGCAGATCGTCAAGACCGGGCGCCACGGCAACGGCGCGATTCGCTATCTCGGGTGTCAATCCGATCCCGGCCAGTTGCGCTCCGTATATGGCGGGTTAACTGCGCAGTTCATGTTCAAGTATTCGCTCAAGCCCGACGATCTCTAGAAGGGAGAACATCTGCCATGCCCACGTCACCCAATGTTCAGAACTATCATATTGGCAAAGGTATCGTCTCGTTCAAGGAAGCCGGCGCGTCCACCTTCACCGATCTCGGCAACGCGCCGTCGTTCGTCTATACGCCAACGGTTGAGAAGAAAGAACACTTCTCGTCGCGTGAGGGCATCAAGACCAAGGATTTCACCGCTATCACCCAGGTCGGCGCGACGGTCAAGCTCTCGCTCGACGAGATCACCGGCAACAATCTCGCGTTCTTCGCGCTCGCCGAGCAAGGCACCGATACCGACGGCAACATCACCTTGAGCGGCCTATCGAAAACCGAGTTCACCGGCGAGATCAAGGTGGTCGGCACCAACGACATCGGCCAGCAGGTGGATTTCCTCGCTACCGTCTCATTCGTCCCGTCCGGTGATTTCGGTTTTATCACCGACGCCGACGATTTCACCGTGATCGAGATCGAAGCCGAGGTGCAGAAGGATGCCAACGGCTTCTTCGGCGTCTGGACTATCAGGGATGAAACCCCAACGGCGTAGGAACATCATGGCAGACCTTCTGGACATTGCGCCCGCGACCGCGGTTGAGGTCGTCAAGATCAATGGCACGCGGATTGTCGTGCGCGGCTTGCACGGCGACGCGATCGCATCGATCGTGGCGCGCTTCCCTGAACTTGGGCTACTACTCGGCGGTGCCCCCGGCAACATCGCGGCGCGGTTGATCGAGCGGTTCGGTAGCGCGATCGGGCCGATCATCGCTGCCGGTTGCGGCCATCTGGGCGATGAAAAGTACGAACAACACGCGAGCACATTGCTGGTTGAATATCAAATGAAGTTGGTCAAGGCGATCATCGGTTTGACATTCCCAAACGGATTAGCCTCCTTCATCGAAACGATGACGGCGATTCTGGCAGGAGCCGACGAAGGAGCAAAGCCCGTCATCAAAGTGCGATTGAAGAAATCGCCATTGCCATCACCGCCCTCATCCGACGCGGATTCCCGCCCGACTATGCAATGACGCTGACGCCGCGGCAGATCGCGGCCTATCTCGAATTCAGTGAGAAGCTAAACCGTATTGAGCAGGCGGAAGCATTGGTGATTGCCGCGATCGGCGCGCAGGGCGACACCAAGGCGATCGAAAAGAGGCTCAAGGAATTGAATGGCGGCAAAGATTAAGGTGACGGTCGACACGCCGCGCTGGCTGCAGATGATCCGCGACAAGCAGCGGCCGGTGGCCACGGCAGCGGTTGCGGCGCTGCGCGAGACTGCCGCCAATGCGGTGCAGGAGGGGCGCAGCAATATCGCCGGCGCCGGCAAGTTCGGGCCGAAATGGCAAAGCGGATTGCAATATCGGACGCAAGATGCGGTCGCAGGCGGCGAGCCCTCGCTGCAGGCAAGGGCCATCATCTTTCATAGGTTCGGTTTCGCTGGCGTGTTCGAGCACGGCGCGACGATTGCCGGCAAGCCGCTGTTGTGGATACCCACCACGCCGGGCGGGCCGACCGCCAGCCGATCAGGAAAGAAACTGGTCTCGGCCACCGTCCGCGGTCAGCCGATGCTGTTCGACGCCAATGACAAAGACCGTCATCGCAAGCCGCTCTATATCGGCGTGCCGTCGGTTCGCATCCCGAAGAAATGGCGCATAACCGAGATCGTCAAGCAACACGCGGCGAAGATCGCGCAACTGTTCATCCAGCATTTCAAGGACAATTAGATGGCTGAGAAACTATCGATCCAGATCGCGCTCGAGGGCGGCGCCGAGATCGAGCGGCAACTCGCCGACATCGGCAAGGCCGGGCAACAGGCGTTCGTTGACATCGCCAAGTCGGCCGAGCAGGTCGGTGGTTTCAAGAACATCAAGCCCGAAGAGGTAACGCAAAAACTGCAGGAGATGGGCGTCACTGGGGTGGACGCCATCGACAAAATTCAGAAGGCGGTGCAATCGGCCAAGAATCTCGAAACCCTGGTGCAGGGCATCACCTCGGTGGAGAACGGCTTGCTGGCGGTGGCGCGTGCGGCGCCGCTCATCGGCACGGCGGTCGTCGGGGCCATGACCGCTGCCGCCAAGGCGACCGTCGCGTTCGCGACTGAGATCAACAAAACCAGCGACCAGGCGGTGAAGCTGGGTTTATCTTTTGAGGGATTGAAAAGCCTACAGAAGGATTTTGAGAAGCTCGGGGTTTCCGGCCAAGCGGCCGCTGACGGCTTTCGCAAGTTTCAACAAGAATTGCAAAAAGCCGCGCAGGCAGATCCTGGCAGTCAACTCGCCGCGTTCGGCCAGAATGCTGGCGTGGCCCAGCAGCAAATGGATCGATTCCTTGCGCAACTGCGGCAAATGCCGGATAGCCTTGAGCGGACGAAGCTGGCCATATCTCAGTTGGGGGACACAGCCGGAACCCAGTTTATTCAGGGGCTACGCGCGGCCGAAGGGTCGATGTCTACGAATGAGCGCAAGGCTTATGATCTGGGACAGGCGCTCGACCGTCTCAAGACAGCGTGGGATGCTCTCGGCAGCGTGACGCTGGCGCCGGCGATGAGCGCCGGACTCGATGCTTTAACCGCTGTCATTAATCGGGCGAACCAATCATTTTTAAGTTTCGCCGGCACGCTCGCGGCAGGAATAGCGAATCCGTTCGAACTGCTGGCGCAGCAAGCCGTAACCTTTACCATGAAGCTTTTGGGAATTGGGCCGGCAGGACAGCAGGCGGGTGAGCAGGCGGCGGCGGGGCTGCAGTTGGTGGCCAATCCGTTGACTGGGATGCCCGAGCTGATCAAGCAAGTGCAGCCACCGGACGCTAGTAGCTGGACGAACTGGGCTAATACTGTTGTTACTGCGCTTAACAGTACCATAAGCAAATTGCTGGAGTGGATCGGAATAAAAGAAAAAGGTGGTGGTGGCGGTGGCGCGCCACGCCAACCTGGCGGCATACCAATGGCCAGCGGCGGTCTGCTCGGCGGCCGCGGCAGTGGTACCTCCGACAGCAACCTCGCGTGGGTTTCTCGTGGCGAATACATCACGCCGGCGCGGGCGGTGGCGCAGCCGGGGGTGCTGGCGTTTCTCGAGGCGCTGCGGCGCTCGGGCGGCAACCTCGGCCGGGTGCTTGACGGTATGGGCCGGTTTGCGCTCGGCGGGATGGTTCCGCGAATGCCGGCGTTTGCTGCCGGTGGCCTCGCCGGCGGCAGCAATGTCACCATCCAGTTTCCCGGCCTGCCGGCGATCGGCGGGCTGCGCGCCTCGTCCGACGTGGTCGACCAGTTGCATCGAGCGGCGGCGCTGGCGCAGGTGCGCAGCGGCGGCCGCAAGCCCAGCCGGTATTCCTGAATGGCGCATCCGCCCTACACGCTGCTCGCGATCGACAACATCGACTTCTCGCAATATGCCGTGCGCGGCATCACCATGACGCTCGAGCCCATCGACCAAGCGAAGAACCTGGCGCGCGATTGTCGTGGCGACCTCGCCGACATCTCGGTTGCGCAGTTCCGACAGTACAAGGTCACGATCACCTGTACCGACCACGAGGTGCCCGAGCTCACCGATGTGTGGCCCGGCCAGGACATCACCATTACTTGCATCCCCGGCCTCGGTGCGACCAACACGACCGCTGACACGCTGATCATTCTGGCCAAGGTCACCGCCTGGAACACCTCGCGCGACGAATGGGCGGCAGAGGTGGCGTGGCAGTTGGAAGCAGAACAGCGGACGGCCTGATCAATGCCCGCCGGCTTGCCCTATTTCGCCTGGATCGATGCCAGTGAAACCACGTTCGGGCCTGAACATCTACGCTGGGACGAGAGTGTGTTCTCGTTCACGCTCAAGCAGGACGAGGGCGATCCGGCGAGCATGACCATTGTTGTCCGTCGGCCGCAAAACACCGCCGGCGATCCGATCGGGCTGCTCGGTCCCGGCCGCAAGATCTGGTGTTGGTTTGCGCTCGACTGCGGCCCGGACCTGATCAGGTTTCGCGGCCGGCTGGTTGGCATCCCGACCAGCATCTTCGAAGAATTGGTCACGCTGGAATTTGTCGCGCGGCCGGTTGATGTGGTGGCGCAGAAAGAAGCGCTCGCCGATACCCTGCGGGTGCTGCCGTACTATGATGAGGCGGTAATCGCCAAGGACAAGCGCGACGATCCCGATGTCGTGCTCGAGGGCTACACCAAGATCTGGCACTTCGATCGCGAGACCCATGTCGTCACCGTCTCGGACGAGATCGACGGCGAAGACGGCAGCATCGACTTCCTGTGCGTCAATGGGGATGTGCTCTATGACGGCCTCGGCCTCAACCTGAGCAGCGGGCCGCTGTCGCGCGTTGATGTCACCGCCGAATATACCTGGACGCAACAGGCCGCCGGCACCGTCGACCTGACGCAATACCTGATTTCGCACTGGCCCGGTGTGATCTCTGGCGCTATTCCATCTTTGAATGCCGGCGATTGGCCCAAAGCCAAAGCTGGCCTGGGGGATGGTTGGGAAGTGGCGGACGCCACAGCTAAAGATGTGGCCGGTTTCGCACAACATAGCGAGACCAAACAGGGCAGCCTGACATTAGAAGAACAAGATGGCGGCACGGCCAAGGTTCAATGGAACGAATCGAGGTCTTCTGTCGACGTTGGGGGAGCTGCTGTCGGATTCGGTGGGACCGTCGTCACTCAGGATAGTTATCAGGTTCTATGGGGTAGTGAGGAGAACCCAAGCTGGTCGATCAGTCACACTCATGCGGAAAACAGTTCCCTGATTGCAATGCAATACATCAGGGCAACTTTGGTCGCGGGCTACAAGGCCGCGCGGCAATGCACCGAGCGGGTATCGTTCACGCTGTTTGCCGACGTGCAGCCCATCCTCACCGATCCCCAAGACGGCGAGGCGCTGCGGCTCGACGACATCCGTTCCGTCAATCTGAGCAGCGGAGAAGAGCTGTCGCCGATCATCGATCCGCGGCGACGGTCCTACATCGCCACCGAGCGTGGCAACCAAAGTGTCGAGCACCTGATCGCGCTGGCGCGGGCGCATTTGATGAAGCGGGCGCGGGTGGTGGAGATCGCGTTCACGCCTAAGCTCGCGCGCATGCCGGAACTAACACTGCGCAAGAATGCATTTCTGGCTGAGCCGCGCGTCGGCGAGGCGACAGGCAAGATCATCGGTTATTCGGTTGCCCTGGACGGCTCGGACGGCCGGATCAAGTGCGAGGTCAAGATTGGCTGCATGATTGGCAATGGCGGCACGGTGGCAGCGGCCGAGGGCGACCCGACCTACTGCACGATCGACTATACTGGTCCCGATTATCAGGTGTTCGTTAACCGCGTCGTGCTGTTCCCGCTTGATTTATCGGTTGGCTATCAACCGCCGGTCGCGTCGCCGAATGACGACGGCATCGATTTTCTCTCGGCCCTCCGAGCAGAGGATGTCATCGAGGTGGGACTCACTGTTGAGCATGGCCCCGCACCGGATGCGGATGTGCCCCCGCCAGGAGGGATTGCCACTAGCGACAACGAACGGCAAAACATGATGGCCGCGCGGGATCTGGCAGTCCAACTTGCCCTGCGTCAATATGAGACCCGCGCCAAATTCAAACTCAAGAGTATGACGCGAGCATTCGAGACTAATTACGAAATCCAAATGACCGACTTGATGATACCCACCGGATATGATCTGGAGGCAGTGTGATGGGCTTTGAAGTCGTTGTCCGGCCGGTTGTCTTTCCTGACATCCGACCAGCACCTGCACAGCCGGTGCCGCCGGCAGACGATCCCACCAAGGGTTTTGCAACGATCAGCGGCAATGGCGGCAAGTCATTTACTCTGCAGTGGAGTTATAGCTCCACCGCATCTACCTCGCAGCGCACTGAAATTAAGCGACGTGAGGATGAGGCCCGCGTCTATCAAAAGGATAAAAAAGGCAAGATCAACAAAGAGAACTTTGTCGACATCCGGGCTAAAAACAAGGTCTGGATGAAAGGGCCGCCTTCGTCACCGACCGATAATAGGCCGAGCTTTGGCTTCGGTCAGGGACCGATGGCGGGAGCGCCGACGTCTCGCCCCTTTGGGCCTGAAACCGATGTGTATAATTACGTGCGGATGCAAGAGAAGGACAACATCGAGATTCGAAAGCGGAATATAATTACAGACAGTCGAGGGCAAGAAACCTCAGGGGGCGAGTAAATGCCGATTGTCTATGTCACGACTGGCGCTTGGGGCGGCGGCACTGGCACGCCGAATAGTGCCGCGCAGGTCGATGGCAATTTCTGGGATCTCGATCAGCGAGTCGTGGCGCTCAATGCTGATCTAGCCGAAGGCAAGCGCATCGATTACGTTACGTATGCCGGTAATAGTATGACGTTCCATTACACCGATGGAACGTCGCAAGTCATTCCATTGCCACTCGCAACCTTCACCTATGTCGGCGACTGGACGAACAGCACACCATATATGCCGGGGCATTTGTTCACCGCGGACAATGGCTTTTATCAGGTGCTCGAGAGCCATACGACGCCGCCGTCGCCGGCGCCGTTCGATCCGAATGCCACCGATGGATCAACCGACCACAATCCGCTCTATTCATTCTGGATGCCGATCAGTGATGTTAATTATGACGCGGCGATCTTTGTGCCCGGTAGCATTCAGCGCATGGCGGATGAGTTGCTGTTCGTGGGGATCGCTAACCGAAACATGCGGCTCAATGCCGGTAGCGAGCGCACCTACGCCTATCTCGATGCTGGCAACGTTTCGACCGGCGCAACCGATATCATCATATCCATTGAATGGAACCGCACCGAGATCGGCACCATCACATTTGTGGCCAACGGCGAGATTGATACCGCCGGCGGTCAGGTCGGGGAGTTCGATATTCCATCCGCAGTCGGTTTCGCCGAGGGCGACACGTATGCGCTACGGGTCACACAATCCGACAATGCCGAGCCGTCTGGTCTATCGGTGACGCTGCCGTTCATACGCACCGATATCTGATGGCGCTCGAGCTCGATTTCCTGACGCAGATCACGAATGTCCATTGGGGCGGCGCAGAAGGATTTTTGTTTATTGGTTCGACGGGAGTGTATAGCTCGGAAGACGGAGAAGATTGGGGAAAGCTCGCCGACGGTTTTGCTGCAAACGGTGTGGCCTATGGACGAAAGCTATGGGTGGCAGCGACCGACGGCGGCATGATGATATCGGACGATCAAGGGGAAACGTGGGCGGCGGGCGGCGGGCCGGGGTGCGAACAACTTGTGTTTGCCGGTCCTAGCATCGAAGAAAACCCGGAAGAAGATGCGGGTACGTTCTACGCATTAAGTACTGACGTGGATGAGGGTAACGGCGACGTGTACTCATCCGTTGATGGCCAAACTTGGAATCGGGTTCTCAGAATCCCTGACTTTGATTTTCGTATGGGCCCAGGTATCAACGGCTATGCGCCTGGAAACTTGCAGACGCAAGGGTCGACCGTTGTACTTACCGCGGACCAATGGACCACGGTCGAAACAACCGACGATCAAGCCGGCCGATACACGCGAGCGGCTAAGTACACCGGATCGGATGGCTCGATCAGCGGGCCTGTTGTGTACGGCCCAGAGGGCAACGCGAGCATCCACAACAATCAAGCAGAAAACACAGGCGCCGGTGCCGCAAGGGATGAAAGCATACGAATTGATTACCTTGGTTATTTGGAGACGGTTGGCACCGGATTAGGATCACAGATCTCTCGGATCGTCGTCAACGGCAGCGCAGTGGCAACATCAGAGATTATCGACAACGCTGGTACAGATATCAACGGCGGCATCAACATGGCCGCCGCGGATGGAATTGGTTGGTTCCTTGCGAACGAGATCACCCTCCCCGCGCTTACCATCAAATTCTACGCGATCGATTTGGCCGGGAGCAAAAGTCTGCTCATTGACGCCGGCTCGCTCTCTACAACCTCGGCGTTCTTTGGACATACCTGCGTCCTGCCGAAAAAAGAAAAAGACAGCCGACCGATCTTTTGTACGATTGTATCCGCCACCCACGGCGGCGTCGACAGTGGCGGCGTTTGGACAAATTCCGGTAGCGGTTGGCGCAATACTTTCAGCAGCAAGCGCGGGGCCGTTAATGTGGGCAAGATCGCCATTGCGCCGCCGCCAGAACCGGCGGGAAGATAATCAAAAATGCTGGTCTGTAATGTCAGTCTGCGCCCGCCGCGAAGCGCGATTGCCGCCGAGCTCGCGGAGGCTGCCACGGCGGTGGATGCGCTCGCAACCGGCAACGTTGTGTTTGCCACGCTGGTCGATGACCCGGCCTCGGTTGGCGACCTCGTTGACGCCTATCTCGGCGAGATCATGCTCGAGGCGGCGAGTGCCGATGCTGTTGCCGATGCGGGGCTCGTCTTCGCTGCTGCAGTCGTTGAGGCAATTGCCGCTGGCGACACGCCAGATGCCACGATAACAGGGGCACCTGCGGGCACGACGTGGAACCCGTCAGACAAAGATTCCACCATTACGTTATCAAGCGGCAATTCGGTTGCGACCTCAAATTCATCATCCAGTTTTGGCGGCGTGCGCGGAACGAAATCGCTGAGCGCAGGCAAGGCGTATTTGGAATTCACCTTCACATATTCGACTTTCGCCAACGCTTATCCTGGCATTGCACTAGCATCGAAAGGCTTGTCCGGTTTCTCGGGCAGTACCGGTTCCGCCCAAGTCGAAATGAATACCGGCCAGATGCAAATCAACGGAAGCAACCCTGGCTTTATCGATGGTTTTGTAACCTTCTTGTCGGGCGATGTATTGTGCATTGCCCTTGATTTGACTAACCAGACGATTTGGTTCCGGCGAAACGCCGGCACTTGGAACAACTCGGGCACCGCCAATCCTGCAACAAACACCGGCGGCTTTGATGTGTCGGCAATGTTCAGCAGCGCTGCCGCGTTTCCCTACGTGCAATTCCCGAATAGCAGTCCGGTTAATGAAGCCATTAACGGCGGCTCATCGGCTTTCGCACAATCAATCCCCAGCGGCTTTACTGCCTGGGACAGCGCTTAAAACCATAAAGGAGATTCAAAAATGACTGAAGAACGCGCAGACGCGCGCGAGCATAACGACGCATCCGTGATCCGCGGCAGCGGCCTCGGCGAACAGGCCAACGCGCACGGTCGCTACGAGGTTGAATGCATCGGCGCCGATGGCAAGCTCAAATGGCGCGACACCATCGAGAACGTGGTTTGCACCGTCGGCAAAAACCTGGCACTTGATACCTTCCTAGCCGGCGCGGCATACACCGTCACCGGGCCGTTCATGGGTCTGATCTCGTCGACATCGTATTCCGCGGTGTCTGCAGCGGACACCATGACGTCGCATACCGGCTGGCTCGAGGCTGGCGGCACCAATGCCTCAACCTATTCCGGCAACCGCAAGACCGCGGTCTGGGCGGCGGCCACGGCAGGAGATAAGGCACTGTCGGCGGCGCTGTCGTACGCCATCACCAGCACCGGCACGCTCAAAGGCGCGTTCCTCTGCTTCGGCAGCGGCGCATCCGCCACCAAGGACAACACCGGCGGCGTGCTGTGGTCGGCCGGCACGTTCGCGACCGGCGACAAGAGTGTCGTGAACGGCGACACGCTCAACGTCAACTATTCCACCTCGCTATGACCCCAAATACCAAAGCGGCATTGCCCTGGATCGCGGTCGTTGTGGTGATCCTGCTGGTGCTGGCATTCGTGGGCTGGCTCGGCTTCGAGCATTGGTCGGAACTACCGTGAACGCCATCACTGAAACCGGCAAGGCGGTCGGCGGCTTCTTCGACATCATGCGAACGCAGCCGCTCGCGCTGGCGCTTGTTGTCATGAACTTTGCATTGCTCGCCTATATCTTCTGGACCGGTGGCAACACGCTGGAGCAGGTCTACAAGGCCAACGCGCATTTGGCCAGCAGTTTCTGCGCGTCGGCGCGTCGACCTGGATTGGGAGCATCTCAAGACATTGATGGGCGGCACCAAATGAAAACTGTGACCGAAGAAGCAGGCAAGGTCGCCAACAGTCTCATTGATGGGCTGAAGCAGAGCCCGGCGACACTGTCGTTGACCCTTGTCCTGCTCGGGTTGTTGGTATGGATGTTCTATGCGTTGCATGCAGCGACAGAATTCCGCACCACGCTGCTCACGCAGCAGAACGAATATCAGAAGCACGTGACCGAAATTCTCAGCAAGTGTGTCGTGCCGCGCGGCGATTGATGATGGTGGCACCGCAGGCGATGGGAGCGGTTACGCTCGCGCTGCTGTTGGGGACATGCTGTCCAGCGGCACAGTTGCCAAATGTTGGGTTCGAGATGGCGAGTGCGGAATCGACGCCGGTGATGTGTGCCGATCCGGCAAGTCGGGAAACAGTCCGCATCATCATGTCCGAGGCGTTGGACACGGCCCTAAAAAATCACATCGTCCATATGTTCGAGGTCTGGATGAAGGATGACCGCGGCCAGCCCGAGCGGGCGCGCACCGGCGTGACCAATGGGGTCGCGGCATATCTCAGAGCAAGCAAGTCCGTTGCAACGTGGAGTCCGCCGGATTGTCCGGGAGTAAGATAATGGCAACAACAACGTCGCAAATACCGGAATGGCTGTCGGTCATGCGCGCCATGACCGGCATCGTCGAGACGCCGGGCGATGCCGACAATCCGAAGATCATGGCCATGCGCGACGCAATCGCGCACGCCTATCCCGACATGGCTGAATACTGCGCCGGATATACCCACGATTCGGTGCCATGGTGCGGGCTCACGGTTGCCTATTGCATGACCATGGCCGGCATCCGGCCGGTGTTCGGCCCGACCGACACCGACAAGTTCCTGTGGGCGCAGGCATGGGACGATCCGTCGTTCGGCACCAAGCTCGACCAGCCGGTGCCGGGCTGCATCGTGGTGATGACGCGCAGCGGCGGCGGGCATGTGACGCTGTACGAGAGCGCGTCGGGCAGCAATTACATCTGCCGCGGCGGCAACCAGGGCGACGCCATCAACACCTCGAGCTATCCCAAGAGCAGCGTGATCGCGCTAGTGTGGCCGAATGCGGCGGCGGATGATTTGCCGCGTCGGGAACTGCAGGAAGGCTCGACTGGCGCGGATGTGGAGGAGCTGCAGGTCTCGCTCGGCATTCCGGCCGATGGCGACTTTGGCGCCATCACCGAGGCGCAGGTTTGCAGTTTTCAGGCGGCGGCCAAGCTGGGCGCGGATGGTGTTGTCGGTCCCGATACCTGGGCCGCAGTCGACGATCTCGACGCGCGCATGGCAGCGGGCGAGAACGGCCTGAGCGATGAACTGTGCGACGTGATCGTTGAAATGGTCGATCAGTCGCCGCTGGTGAACTATTCGTGGCCGGATCGCGGAAAGGCACCGCGCGCCTATCTCAACGGCATGGCGATGGCGTATGGCGTTGCGGTGCTGGAGCTGGAGGAAGGGTTACCGCGCGCGGTCGAGATGGCGCAGGCGCAGCGCTCCGATGATCAGACCGATGCGCTGACGTGGTATCGCAGCGAGTTCGCCGCCAAGGGCATGGATAATTCGCAGGCCGGCCTCGACACCTTGCGGCATCTGTTCGTGATGATGATCGGGCTTGGAATGCGCGAGAGCTCGGGCAAGTATTATTGCGGCAGGGATACCACGGCATCCAACACGTCATCCGAAACGTGTGAGGCTGGCCTGTTCCAGACGTCGTGGAATATCCGCTCGTGCAGCCCGAACATTCTGCCATTGCTGACCGAATACTGGGACGATCCCAACGGCTTCCTGCCGGCATTTCAGGAGGGCTTGTCGCCGACCGCGTCGGGCCTCGGCTCGTATGGCACCGGCGACGGCGCGCGCTATCAATTTCTCGCCAAGTTTGCCCCGTCCTTCCATGCCTTTGTCACCGGCATCGGCATGCGTAAATTGCGCAAGCACTGGGGACCAATCAACCGCAAGGAAGTTTCCATCAACGCGGATGCCGACACCTTGCTATCGGCGGTGCAAGCGCTGGTGCTAGAAGGGCCGATCCCGCTGCCGCCCGAGCCGATCCCGCCGGTGGGCGAAGTCGCCACGGTCGACATCGTGACAACCGGCAAGGTCATCATCACCATTAACGGCGTGACGATTGGCTCACATGGATAAGGAACAGCTCACCGGTGTGCTGCGTATTTTCGTGCCCAGCATGGTGGCGTGGTTCAGTGCAAAAGGGATGGTGGCCGCTGACTTGGTCGGGCCGATGACCGACATGGTGATCAACACGCTGGTAGGAATCATCCTGCTCGGGGCGATGATCTGGTCATTCGTGGCCAATTCGAAGACGGCACAGATCGCCAAGGTGGCGGACATGCCGGAAGTCAAGAAGGTGGTGGCAACGGCAGAGATTGCCGAGGGGGCATTAAAGGATCATGAGAAAGTCACTGAAAGGTAGGAGCGCCCGCAATGTGGGACATGCTCAACTCAAACAAAAGCGCGGTGGCGTTCATATTGTTTCTGCTGGGGCAGGTCGTGCTTGCATTGGTGTGGGGAGCGCATCTGGATCAGCGTGTTACTGAGCTGGCTGCGAAGGTGGAAATACTCGATTCGGTAGGTGGTCGTCAGGTGCATTCGACCTTGGCTCGCATCACCAACCTCGAGCGCAGCCTGGATAAGATCGGCGATATGCTGACCAAGTTGCCGGTGATCGATGAGCGCATCACGATGATCAAAGAGCAATTGGTCGAGATGAACCAGCAGACCAAGGCAGTCTACAAACTGCAGTCCGAAAACAGCACGCCGGTTGATATCGATAACTTACCGGAGAGGCTCAAAGCGCCGCTGCAGAAATTGCAAAAAGAGATTGAAGAGGAAGTAAAAAACGGAAAATGAAATATGCGGCAGGCATGGCGGCAGTTCGCCCATAACGTCGCATGGGTGGCGCTGATCATCGCAATCGTGGTGATCGTGCTGGTGCTGGTGCGATAGGAGGAAAACACATGGCTCTCGGCGGCATTGTGCTCGGCATCATCAACATCGCGATCGTGGTAGCTATCCTGTTGCTGGTCGGCGCTATCATCCTGTGGTTCTGCTCGTGGATGGGGATCGCCGTCCCTGGCAATGTGCAGAAGGGCTATCTGGCGGTGGTGGCCCTGATCGCGCTCTACATGATCGTGGCGCTGCTGCTCGGTATCCCATCCGTGCGCGTGATCGGCCACGGAGCGAGCCCGGCGATCGGCGCGGCCTTGCCGCCGACGCCTAACATCATGCGCGAAAACTGATAGACTGCCGCCGCTCGTAAGGCGCTTTTCCAGGACCACAATCAGGGCCGTCGCCTACGGGCGACGGCCTTTTTTTATTGGCGCTCCCCTCCCCTTTTTAACAGGCTATCGGAACCCCATTTTAAGATTTGACCTGTGAATCAGGTCTGTATCTGCAAATGAAGATCATCGGCACCGCCTGCCACGAGGCGCTTGTGGCATTGCTCATTCACAACCGCGAGGAGGCCGGTCTGCGGCAACGGGATGTCGCCAAGCGACTGGGCGAATACCAGAGCTTCATCGCCCGCATCGAGAGCGGCCAGCGCCGCATCGATGTGCGCGAGTTCCTGAAGATCGCCAAGGCCATCGGGTTCAATCCGGGGCGCGCGCTCAACAAGCTATTCCGGGAGGCGCCGCCGGACTAATGCAGCACGCCGCTGCACTTGTGGCTGCGCTCGACCGGCAGGCCGCAGACCTTGCAGATGAAATAGCACTGACATTCACCGGGTCGGCCGTGACAGAGCCAGCATCGCATCTTGTCGGGGTACTGCGCGGGCGGCCGGGTGGGATGGGTGAATTCATTGATCACGATCTGGATGGATACGTCGGCGACGTCGCCGGTCGGTCGAGACATGAGCCGATCCGGCGGGGGCGGCAGCTCGGGCTTTGCCAGCAGGTCGCTATAAAAGCATTTGAGTGCGACCAGCAGGCGGTCAAGCACATCGAGGCCGGGATCGTCGCGGCCGTGTTCGTAGCGCGAGATCTGGTTGGCGGTGATGCCGACACGCTTGGCGAGCTGTGCCTGGGTGAGATGGCGGCTTTGGCGAATACGGCGGAGCCAAGTGGCGCGGGTGGTCCGCGCCCCATTTGCGGCGGCGGTCATGGTCCCAGCCCTGATTGCGACGGTTGTAAGCATAACCCGATTAGTAGATACCGGTTGCATCTTTTTTAGATTTATTTAACGATCTCCTGACATGGGGGTGGGGATGGGGATGGGATCGCAAAAACCCGCGTTTTCCTAAGCAATTAGCCCGAAACGGCTCCCATCCTCCCGGTTTTTTTAATGTTTCATTAAGGTCCGTTCCGGGCCGTTAAGGGCGAACTAACCCTTGCAACACCGACACAAGTTGGCTATGTGTGGGGTCGCCCCGAGGCACCCCGTTTCCCGCCGTTTCCGGCTGGCAATGGGGAGGCGGATGGGGATGAAAACCGCCACCCCCATGCGGCTCCCATACCGGGAGCCACCCTGGGGAACCCAAAAAAGGAACCCGAAAAATGAAGAGTCTTCGCACCCTAAACCCCACGGTACTTTTCAAACCGGCCGCGCCCGCACCCTCCACAAGCTCACCGCAGATAAGGTTTCACGAAAAAGGAATCTGAATATGCCTAAGTTGATTTTAGCTTCCACTTTAGCCTTGGCCGCATTGCCTAGCCTTGCCATGCCAACGCCCGCCACTGCTGGCTGGTGCTACGAGGCTTGTGGAGTTCAACGGCCCCCGCCGCCACCGCCGCCACGCACGACGACTTGCACCACCTACAGGAATGGCAGGCAAGTCGTGACCGAATGCACCTCGTCATGAGCAAGGACGCATTTAGAGTCGCGCTCGCCCTTGTCGTGACGGCGATGCTCGGGCTCGCAGCACACGTAATCGTAGGGCCCGGCCGGCCTGTCGCCTCTCCACCCGCTTTCATGTCCCCTGAATGGAAAAAAGAAGTTTACGAAAAAAAGATTTTACCAAATTGCCGCCTGCCTTTCGGCCATCCAGATCGTCCGCATCAGAGTTTTTGTCCCTGGACACCGCGATGACCGCCAGCGAATTCGAAACCTTTGAACGATGGCTGCGCTGGATGCTTGCTGCCAACATCGCTCTGAATTTGCTGATCCTGATGCTGACATGACCCGCTCCCTCCACAAGCTCACCGCGGCGCAACGCGACGCTCTCAAGCGGTATGCCGCCGATTTCGAAGCGCCCGACTATGCCGAGTATTCCGACCGAGCCGGTGCCGCGCTTGGATGGTTGAACCGCGAGCGCGTCATCACAGCGCTAATCCGAAAGGGACTGATCGATGACGATCAGAAGATCACCGACGCGGGCCGCGAGGCATTGAAATGACCCGCTCCCTCCACAAGCTCACCGCCGCCATTCGTTCGGATGATCTCGAAGGTTCAACATGACCCCAACTGATTGGCACGATCTGCAGGCACTCGATGTCCGCGAGAAGCTGGCGCATATCGATCAGATGCTCGCCGACCATGACCGCAAGCGACAGGAAATCCGCTATGCGCCATTGGTCATGATGACCGGCATGGGGACCGGGGCAGCGCTGTTTGCCGCCGGTGCCGCATTCTTCAAGTTGCTTTCGCTATGACCAGATCCATCCACAAGCTCTCTTCCGCCAAGGTCGCGGCCCTGATCAAGGACAACACCCAGGGCCGCCACGGCGACGGCGGCGGGCTCTACCTGCAGATCGACGGCAACTCTGCCGCGTGGTTGTTCCGCTACATCCGCCACGGCCGCGAGCGGCAGGCCGGGCTTGGCCCTGCCCGCGATGTTTCGTTGGCGCTGGCGAGAGAGAGGGCGGCGGCCCATCGCAGCACGCTGGCGCAAGACGACGATCCGCAGATGGCCAGCATTCGCTCCAAGGCGACAACGGTGACCTTTGCCGAGGCGACGGCGCAGTTCCTCGCACTCTATCGGCAAGGGCTCAAGAACGAGAAACACCGCGAGCAGTTGGGCAACACCATCGAGAAATATGCCTTCCCGAAACTTGGCTCGTTGCCGGTTAAGGCGATCACGTTCAACCACGTGCTCGCGGTGCTGGAACCGGTATGGTTCAAGAAGCCGGATCTGGGAAGCCGGCTGCGTGGCCGGATCGAAAAGGTGCTCAGCTTTGCCAAGGTCAAGGGCTGGCGCTCGGGCGAGAACCCGGCGGCGTGGCGCGATAATCTGGAACATGCACTGCCGGCGGTCGGCAAAATTCACACCGTGCGCCATCACCCGGCGCTGGACTATCGCGAGCTGCCGGCATTCATCGCCGAGTTGCGGACGCGGAGCGGGGTGGCAGTACGCGCGCTGGAATTCCTGATTTTGAATGTGGCCAGAACGGCCGACGTGATCGGCGTGCCGGGCCGCGCGGATAAGCCGCCGCTGCGGTGGTGCGACATTGATCTCGGTGAACGCGTCTGGACTATTCCTCGGAGCAAGGCCAGTTCGCTGCCGCACAAGAAACCATTGAGTGCGCGCAGCCTGGCGATCTTGGCTGAGATGCGCCGGCACAAGCTCGACGATATCATCGTGTTTCCAAGCCTCGATCGACCGGGAAATTCGCTCTCTACGAGCGCGGTACGCAACGCTCTGCGCCGGGCCATGGAGCGCAGCGATCTGAGCGTCCACGGCTTCAGGGCTACGTTCAAAACCTGGGCTGGCGAGGATACGCCGACGCCGATCGAAGTGATCGAGTCGAGCCTCGCGCATGGTGTGATCAGCAACAAGGTCGAGGCGGCTTATCGCAGGCAAGACTTTTTCGAAAAGCGCCGCCGGCTGATGGAGGCATGGTCAGAGTTCGCGGGCGGTGGAGGCGAGCGCACCGGCGGCGTGGTCGTTCCGATGCGCTCGGCGAAATCAACGCGCGAGGGTTAACGGCACCGAGAACTCTTTCTCTTTCGCTTTCTTTTTCTTGTGATGAAGCCTCGCATGGTATTGCTCACTTCCGCGGCAGTTCGCTGATCAGCCGACGCAGCGAGGCCTCGGTCACCCGCGTGCTGTGGCCGAGCTTCACCATGTCGATCTTGCCGTCGCGGTGAAGCTGGTAGATTTTCTTCTTCCCGCAGTTCAAATATTCCATCGCTTGCAGGATCGAGAGCAGGCCGCCTTCCGTGTCGGTCATGATTCCGCCTCTAATTCTGCATTGGACTCGTGCACGGCTACTGCCAACTGCAATCGCCCACTGATATTGAGTTTGTGGTAGATATTATGCAGATGCATTTTGACCGTGCCCGTGGACAGGCCGAGCTCAAAAGCGATCTCCTTGTTGCGCAGACCGATGGAAATCAGGTCGGCGATTTCCAATTCCCGCCGTGTCAGATCCATTTAGTCCTTTCGAGTGCAGCACGATCCCGCTCCGGGAATTCCACCGGCGGCGCCCGCTCATTGCGGTCCCGATTCGTAGAGCGATCTCCTACTGCGGCTCCGATTTGGGTGCTGCGGTGATGACACTCATCCGGTGGCGGTTTCGGTCTTGGGCCGCAGATGCGCAGGCAGCGGTCCCTTGGTGATGACGCGCGGGATCGACTCGTCCTGCGGGAGTTGATGCACGCGCTCGCGTTCGACCGGCATGAATTTCTTGCGTTCTTCCATCAAGACGGAGTTGACCTTGCCGACCATGTTCAGCAGATGATCGAGCCAAGCGATGTGTTCGTGAGTTTCCTGCTGCTGCGTATAGCGTAGGTCATCGCCGCGGATGCGCGCGTTCTCGGCCATCCGCTGCAATCCCAGCACCAAATCTGTCAGCCTGTCAGCCATGATCTTCCTCCGTGAATTCCGGCATTGACTGGCCGGACCAGCCTGCTTCCCAACAGAGTGCCTCGCGCGTGCGATCGCGCTCGCGATATTCCGACGGGATTGCTTTGCGCGCATGGCCGGCGGCCTTGGCCTCCTGGCCGCGCTTGTAGGCGGTGACGTCCTGGAAATGCGCGAAGTGATCATCATCGGCGGGGGCGGGATCACGCTCGTCGGCGATCCGTGCGGCGGATGCGGCGTCGGCCGTGTCCCGCCCCTCGCCTTCCTCCCTGACCGCCACTTGGGTGTCGGGATCGGCCGGGGAAGCTGCAAATTGTTCGAGTGCTGCAGCAGCGCCAGGCGCGCGCGCGATCGGGGTCGGTGTGGTCGACGGTGCCTCGAGCTCGGGTGGCTCCTCGTCGCCGATGATGTCGCGGCCGGACGGCAGCACCTTGGACAGCCGCCGCAGCGCGGTCTTCTTGTACATTTCCTCAGGCCATTGCTTCCAGGGCGCATCATCGCGGGTGGCACGGCTCATGTTTCTGATCTTGTTGGCTTCGGCGAGCGACATGACGGTGACGAACACGCCGCCGTCCTTGGTGGTGGCCATGGCATAGACCTTGACGATCGGTGCCTCGAAACTATCGCCGGGAACGTGCCTGAAATGCTCGCCCTGCTCGTCGATGTGATGCGCGAATACCTCGCCCTGGCGCACGACATTGGCGGTGACCCATTTGAACTGACCGCTGCGGCGAAAGCGGCGCAGCAGACCTTGATACATCGGTATCCATGTCGCCTTTGACTTGAACGGGACGATCGCGCCCTCGACGCCGTCGGGCAGCAGTCCGTCGCGGCAAGCCTGCATGCATGCGGTCCACAGCGACTGCCAGGTCACCGCCTGCAATTCGGGATTGATCTGCGCCGAGGTCACCAGCGCGCGGATGAATTGATCCGGCGTGACATCGGTTAGCGCTTTCGCCAGCTCGTCCTTGCGCGCCTCGAGGCGCTCGCGCATCACCACGATCGGCGGCTTGTTGACGGCTGTGGCGACGGTGGCAATGCCGGTGTCGGTCATGGTGACTCCGCTTGTGGACGCTTGTCCTTGATTAGCAACACCCGCGGTTCTTTGGGCGGGACCGTGTAGCCGGCGCGCTTCTGCGTTTTGTACGTAATCCGCCAGTCGGGAAGCCCATTGGCGAGCTCGGCATCGCCCATGAGGTGCTTCACCTCGGCTTCGATCTCGTCGCAGCGATCCTCGGCCGCGCCCATGGTCTTCAGCAGCTCGGCGCGTTCGGCGAGCATATCCGGCAGTTCGTTATGGCGGCTGAAATCGATCGCCTTGCCCGGCGTTTCGCGCGGCATCAGCGCCTTGATCACGGCGGCGTCGCGGGCAAAGTCGGGATCGGGCTCGATGCCGTCGGCGACGTTGCGCCAGAAATTCCTGACTGCAACGAGGATCTTCAACTCGCTGTCGGCATGCCGCGGGACATCCAAGATCGCCACGTCCATGGCATGCGGATCGACCAGCAGGGCGGCGACCACACCGAAGGCGGCGTCGGTGAGCATCATCTCGGTCAGCGCTTGGAGCACGATCCAGAACGGGATTTCGCTGCCGCCGAGCCAATCACGGGCATAGACTGACGGTGCCACGGTCTTGCATTGCAAAACGCCGAGCCCGCGCGGATCGCCGTCGATGAAGTAGTCCGGCGTGCAACCGAGCCGCAGATCGGGATCGCGCAGATAGACCTTGGGTGCGCGCAGTGTCCAGTCCGGGCGCTCCTCCTCGACCGCCGTGGCAACCGCCGGCTCCAACCAGCGACCGCGGCGCATAACCTTATTATCCGCGTCGGGGAATTCGACGCCACGCTTCTCGGCGTAGATGCGAAGGCTAGTGGTGTAGGGATGCGCGCCGAACAGCGCGCCGACGACGCTGGCGGTGACATCCTGGCGGCGCCATTGCAGCCACTCGGCGCGGTCGGTGATGGGTTTGCGCTCAATCGTCATTGGCCTGCCGGATCATTTCGCGCTGAAAGATGTCGAGGGCTTCACGGCGGGAAGCCAAGTCTTGACGGCTTAACCGGTAGACGATGTCGCCGATCACGCGCGACATGATTAAGCAGGCGTCGAGCGGGCTGATCTGCTGGCTGTTGAACCAGTTGACCAAGGCGTCCTGCGCATCCTGACGTTCGCGCTTATCCATTGTTTTGCTTCCGCCATTCGTCGGAGAGATCGCCGAGCCAGGTCAGGGCTTTCTCAAGCCTTGGCTCGAGTCCGATGTTGGGGATCTTGAGCATGGCGGCAGCCACCTCGGGGGGCGGTGGCAGCACCATCAATTGATCGAGGCTGTTGCGCAGGCGGCGCCAGAGCAGGGATCGTTCGCGCAGGTTGAGGAGATGGGCGGCGGCTGGTGAGATCTCGGGCTTGGGCCTGGGCTTGGGACCGGGCGGCAGCGGGGACCGGGCGCGGACCTTGGCTTGCAGCACGCTCACCGAGGTGCGGCCTTCGCTGACATCCCTGATCTCGCGTTGTGTTGCGGCTGCCAGGATGCGGCGGGCGCCGGCGAGCATGCTGGGCGGCACGCGCAGATCGCGGATCAGATCGATGCGCGTCGTCGCGTCTTCGATGAGGCTCATGGCCTTGGCGGCGATCATGGCGCGCTGGCTCATGGGCAGCGACCAGCAGCGCGGCAGGTTCTTCTCGATCAGGAAGCCGATGGGGTCGTTGCCTTCGTAGTCGACGGTATTGCATTGCAATTTGTGGGTTTCGGCGATGTGGGTGCGGGCGCGGCCGTCGAGCAGCGCGCCTTCGAACAGGGTCACCGCCGGCACCTTGCCGTCGCGCCGCAGATCGCGCGCCAGCTTGGTGTAGGCTTTGCCCACCACTGGCGGGAACAATTCGGAAAAGCGGTGAATTCGCATGGGGATCGCGGTCCGCGCACATCGTTGTTCGATGTGCCGTGGCGGTTCAGGTCGGGGCGAGGTGGAGCGCGATCACCCTACACCGCGACGAAAAGCCGTCAAGAAAAAATCCGCCCAAAGCTTACGAATAAAGCACTGCTAGATATAGCACTGCTTTAGTCCGCCCGGCATGAAACTACATGAACCTATATCGCCCCATTTGAACCTGGGGGAACTTTCCGCTGTGTTTGCAAAGGGGTGGATAGACTTCCGAAGGCGGTTGCCGATGTAGATTTCTACGCTAGAAGTCTTGTCACCGGCAAAAAGTCGCGGCATTGTGTCGGCCTCGCGACGTAAGCAGTCAGTTCTGACACCAATCCCGCTGCGCATTACCTATGCGCGGCGCCGTGAAAGGTATTGCGCAATGTCGCTTACCTATCTCGACGACCAGCATAATGCTTTCAATACCCCTTGGACGGCCGAACGCGACGAAGCGCTCAAGCAACTATGGGAGCAGGGCTATAGCGCCTCGCTGATCGCCGACAGGCTGGCGAACGGCCACAAGCTCACACGCTGTGCGGTGATCGGCCGGGCGCATCGGCTGAAACTGCCGGCGCGCAAAACAGGCCGGCAGCCGTTGGAGCGCAAGCCTCGCCGGCGGGCCAACGGCAAGCCGCGGCGACGACCGCAACCGAAACCATCACCACCACCGCGGCCGTCAGTCCTGCGACCAGTGGCACCAGTTCCGATTCCGCCAACCGAGCCGGCCACCATGCGCAGGCTGCGGCTGGCACAGCTCGAGCCGCACCATTGCCGCTGGCCGCTCGGTGAATTGATGGAGGTGGCGCATTTGTTCTGCGCCGCGGATACCCGCGAGGGCGAGGTGTATTGCCCGCATCACACCTGGATGGCGCGGCCACGGGGCAAGCAATGAGCGACGATCCGAAGTCAGAGCCGCCGAAGCAACCACAGCCCGACGACTACAACGCCGCCGACGACTTCGCGCGCAGCATCGACGAATGCTACCGCGTGATCCGCGAGCGCAAGGCAGCAGGCGGCAAAGGATGGGGAGGATGGGAATGAATCAAGAAGACGCAGAAGAATATACGCAATCGCTCGGCCAGATCGTTGCTGGATCTTGGCGGCAGATCGGGCTGGCGAAGCGGCTCGGTGTTCCAAAGGCGCTCGGCCTCACGACCGAGCAATGGGTCAATGACCGGCTCGGTGGCTATGTGCGGATGTCGGTCGCCGATGCGCGCAAGGCTGTTACCGAGCTGTCCCAAGAGGGACACAGCATCCGAGAGATCGCTGAAATAACAGGGATAAGCAAGTCAGCCGTTGGCAGGGCTGTCCCAAATGGGACGCCGCTCGACGCTGTTGCCGCCCTCGCTGCCGATGATGCGGTGCAGAAGCAAATCAAAGCGGAAGCCGACAAAACCGACAAGGTCGCGCAGCGCCTTGCCAAGCGCAACGGTCAGCAAATTGAAGACGGATGCACCGTGGAAGACCTTCATGCGCTGATCGCTGAGGGCAAGAAGTTCTCGGTTATCTATGCAGACCCACCGTGGGAATTCAAAGTCTATTCGGGCAAGGGCAAGCAGCGCTCGGCCGAACGGCATTACGATACGGCTTCGCTCGACGACATCAAGGCGCTGCCAATAGGCAACTTGACGGGGCCGGATTGCGCGCTGTTCATGTGGTGTGTGATGCCGGAATTACCCGGCGCGCTTGATGTCATCAAGGCGTGGGGGTTTGAATACAAAACCGTTGCCTTCACTTGGGTGAAGACAAATGAGAATGACAAATTTATCGATTGCGAGGGCGCAGGCCTGCATTGGGGGATGGGGTATTGGACGCGGGCTAATGCGGAGCTTTGTTTACTTGCAACAAAAGGCTCACCCAAACGTCTCGACATGGGCGTGCATCAAGTTGTTGTCTCACCAGTCAGCGAACATAGCCGCAAGCCAGATAAGGTGCAGGAACGTATCGAGCGGCTGCTAGGCGAACCTTCTGGCGAAACACATTTAGAATTATTCGGTCGGCGCGCGACCCCGCGATGGACAGTCTGGGGCAACGAGGTTAGCCGGAGTTTATTGCATCATTCGATTCCTGAGTTTGGAGGGCAGCATGAGTCCGCAATTGCCGTTTGACGAACCGCTGCCTACTCAGGGAGCGCGGGCCGGTACATCTGGGCAATCCCTTGAGGCTATTGTTGAGGCATTGTTTAGCGTTCGCAAAGTGCGGGCAGTTAATGATAATCGAGAATACCACTATGAAAAGGATATTTTCGAGCGGAAGGACAAGCTCTTGATAAGACAGCCATTGATTAATGGTTGGCGTGTGGATTTCCTTTACAAGAATTTTCGCAATCATCTCGTCGTACCAATCGAATGCAAACAGCAACTAGGCGGCGGCACAACCGATGAAAAACTGGCGCATACGGTAGATAAACTGATCGCCTGCGCGAAAGCTCTGAATTGTTCGGGATACTGGCTTGTGCTTGGCGGTGGCGGGTTTAGCCATAAGATGATTCATGTCATTCAAAACAAAATCAAGGAGACTAACGGCTCGCGACGGTTGGTTGGTCGCTGCATTTTCAGTGATGGGCCATTCTTACAGCGAGCGATTGATGCGCTGGTTGAGAAAAACCAACCATGACGTTCACCCTGCGCGACCTAGCCGAGTGTGCCGAGCGCGAGCTGAAGCTGCGCCGCCGGGTTTATGCCAACCGCGTCGACACCGGCCGCATGAGCCAGAACGAGGCCGAGCGCCAGATTGCCATGATGGAGGCCATTGCGGCAAAGCTTCGTGAAGAGGAGCAGCAATGGGAGCTGCTGGTGTAGCCCATGAAATATCCATGGATGCCAATGTTCTGGGGCGACTTCTTCGCAAACACACTGCATTTATCAGCGCAGGAGATTGGCGCCTACGTGTGTTTGATCGCCCATGCTTGGGAGCACGAGGGCAAGATTGAGGTCCGTCATTTGCTTCGGGTTTCGCGCGTGACTCCCCGTCATTGGCCGAAAGTGCGGCATCAATTGGAACCGTTTTTTCGGACCACAGAGATCCGACAATATTGGGTCCATCATCGCGTGCTAGATGAACTGGCCAAGGCTGGCGAAATCTCTAACAAACGCAAGGACGCGGCGCTGCAAATGCACAGCAAGCGCACAGCAAGTGCATCCGTTTTGCATATGCATCCACCTTCACCTTCAATAGAGAAGCTTCCTAATGGTAAGGGAAGCGAAGCAGCGTCCGTGCAAAAGCAGGGCATGAGCCGAGACCAAGGCAACGACTACCGATCCCCACCGCGAACCAAATCCAGCAACACCCTCGAGCCGACGCACCTCGTCGCAGCCAAACGATCCACCAGCGAGGAGTGAGGTTTCACGTGAACCAACCCGACATCGTCGAGCACAAGCCATGACCCCAGAGCAGGAGGAAGCGGAAGTAGCGGCGCTCGCAGAACTGGAGGCCATGATTGAAAGGCAACGAAAGCGGATTGATCGCTACGGCATTGCCTTGATGATGATTGCAGAAGGATGCGCAGAACCGCAAGAGGTGGCACGCGCACACAAGGCGGCATGTTAATTTTTTCAGTTCGATTTGAGGGGCAATGCGGCAAAGGAGGAGGAGTAATGAGCGACGCGCATCGGGCTGTACTTGCGGCCCTTCACTCGCTCTACGACAGCTATGACGGTGGCGGTTATGCTCACTTTGCCTACGTGATCAAAGAGACGGGCTTTTCGCGTCAAGTTGTTCGCCGTATCTGCCGCCATTTAGCGCGGCAGGGGCTGGCTGAATACTGCCGTGGACTGTGGAGCGAAGACGGCAGGCCGGCCGGTGCCGGGTATGGCATCACAAGAGCTGGGATTGCCGCCCTCGAGGCAAAGGAGGAGTGATGGACATCGTGGAGCGGGCACGTGTTCGCAATATGCCCCACGGGCATCTTGAACTAATTGACAAGCTGGCCGACGAGATCGAGCGGCTGAATACAGGCATTTACACGATGGCGGTAGAAGCCGAGCGGCTGCGAATGACCATCAACGATCAAGCGGCATTGGCTGATCGGCTACGACAAACGAACAATGAGCTGTTTGAAGACAACGAAGCGTTGCGCTTGGTGGCCACGGCGCACGAGCTAGAGATCGACCGGCTGACCAAGATCGCGCAAGCCGCCTGCGACGAGACGTTTCAAAAGCAAACCGAAATCGATCGGCTGTGCGGGCAACTGCGCGCAAAGGTCGAGATGCTGCGGGCGCTGCTACGCAGGCATCAGGTCGCCGCGTGGTGCAAGGAAGATAGCGACCTTGCGATAGAAACCCGCGCTGCCCTGGAGCGCAAGCCATGACCAACGCAGAACTCGCCAAGTTTCTAGGTATCGACGACGATCCTCGCTGGCCAAAGGCGATTGCGCGCCTCGATCCGGAAAGACGCGCCACCTACGAGCGAATGTATGAGGCCACAATCGAGCTTCAACTATGGGAAGATGGTCTTGGCCCAAAGCCTGCAGGCATCATCGTCTGCCGCGAACACAAGCGTCGCTGAAAAGGAACGGCTACTGTGAGCGTGAGCTTCTGGGCCGTCGCGCAGGTCGAGAGCCAATGCGAGCACACCGTGCGCCTGCTGCTCATGCGCGAGCGGTTCGAAACTTACATGCCCAGGATCAAGGTTCACGGCCGTGTTTGGCCGTTGTTTCCTGGTTACATTTTCGTGCGCGTGATCGAGCAGTTCTATCCGATCATGTGGACGCCCCACGTCGTGCGCCTGCTGATGTCCGGCGACCAACCCGCCCGCCTACCGGAGAAGGCTATGGTTGAAATCCGCAAACGCGAGATCGGTGGTTTCGTGAAACTGCCGTCGCCCACCAACCGCCTGCGCAAAGGCCAGCAAGTGCGCATTGTCAGCGGCAGCTTCGAAGGCCAGACCGCACTGTGCGAGGGCATGAGCGGCAAGGATCGGGTTTGGGTGCTGCTCAACCTGATGGGCCAGAAAGTCCCAGTCGAGCTGCCCGGCCGAGATGTGGAACCCCTACCGGTAGCGCGTTTGTAGTTGCACCCTAGCCAGAGCTTGTTATAGAAATGCTTCACCCCTTTGACATAACGGCCTGATTTGCCAAAGATATCCCTATGAAATAGGGACTTCTTTGCTGTGCAGCGCGTTTTTGGAAGCCCGATTTGTCAAAGGGGTTTGGCCGTTCGGGCTTTGCACGACGGAACGCTAGGCAACCCCTGTCCCTCCTCAAGCCAGGTTGCCTAGCGCTTCCCTAAGTGGGGTCATGCAACATGGCCAGTAAGCGGCTAAGTACCCTTCCCCCACTGGTGCGTACCACCAACACCGCTACTGTACCCCTACCACCCAAGGTTAAGGATGTTGTGTACACCACACCACAGTATAGGGCATGGCGTGCAGTAGTAGTAGCCCGTGCTGGTGGTAGGTGTGAGGCAGTAGATAGGTATGGGCATAGATGTACCAATGAACAACCACATCATCGTATGTATGCTGATCATATAAAAGAATTAAAAGATAATGGATCATTGTTCGATCTTACTAATGGCCAGTTGCTTTGTTCTTCGCATCACCAGCTCAAGACGGTGGCGGCTCGAACTCGACGCTATCGAAGCTGATCCAGGGGGGGTGGGTACGAATTCGAAGGTCGCCCGCGCGATACC